GAAGCCTACGAGCGCATAGACGCTATCAAAGGCCGCCTTAACGAGATGGCGCAGAATCTCGAAAACGACAAGGAGCGCGAGGCATTGACCGATGCCGAAAAGGGAGAGCGCAAGCAGCTTGAGCGTGAACTTGATATTCTGGAAATGAAGATCAAGGCCAACACCGAAAGCATTGCCGTAGTGCGCGAGGAGGATATACCCTACGCCAACGCCAAAGTACGCGAGTGCCTCAACGCAGGTAAGCGTTTTGAGTTGAAGATCAGCCGTGCCGTTGCGCAGTCATTCGGTGGTAACACCTCTACTTATGGCAGTGGCCTGGCAGGTACTAACCCATCTGGCCTGACTACCCACGACATCGTAGAGCCGCTGTATAACAAAACTATCCTTTCCGCTATCGGCTCACCCCTGCTGACGGGCTTAAAGGGTAATCACCAGTGGCCTGTTGTTGAGGCTTTCCACGCCACCATCAACGACGAGGGTGCAGAGTTGGGCGATACTAAGATACCGCTTAACAAGCTGATCGCAAAGCCGGAGCGTCTGGGTATCGCAGCACCTATTACCCGCGAGGCCCTGAACGAGACCGATAACCTGGTGCAGTTGGTAGCTACGCAGTATATGCCCGTTGCCATTGCTGAACTGATGAATAAGATCATGTTTAGCCAGGTTAAGGTTAACGGTGCTACAGACCTGGTTGGCCCATTCATCCCCGCCAACATGAAGGCCGAAAACAAGTTGACCTATACAGGCGACGCGCCCACCTTGAAGCAGATCACAAGTGCAAAGACCGCTATCCTGAAACACAACGTGAAGTCAGAGGGCCTTTGCTACGTTATGAGCGAGGTAACTAAGGGCGATTTGGAGGCTACCCCGAAGTGGCAGGGTGCAAACCAGGCTATCGTTGACGATAACGGTAAGATCAATGGCGTACCCGTATTCTGCACTAACGAGGTTGCAGACGGCCAGATTTACGTAGGTGCTTTCAAGTATGCACCCCAGGGCCTGTTTGGTGATATGGTATTTATCGTTGATCCTTACAGCAAGGCACGTAACAACGCTATCGACTGCGTGCTGAACGTTGACTATGCTATTAGCGTACTGCGTCAGGAGGCTTTCGCCGTGCTGTCTAAGATCGGCGTTTTCCTGGATAAGTCAGAGTTGGAGTTAACCGTAGGTGATACTTTCGACCTGACAGCTACCGCGTTCCCTGTAGGCACAGCCGTTACATGGGCAACAAGCGCAGCAGCTAAGGCAACCGTAGCCGATGGTAAGGTAACAGCCGTAGCAGCAGGTAACGCCAACATTACCGCATCTATTACGGTAGGTGGGCAGACCTATACCGCTACTTGCGCCGTGACCGTTAAGGCCGCAGGCTAAAAAGGGATTGTGTAACATATCAGAGTTTTAGGTTATGGCTAACGTAGTGGATTTGGCACTTTTCAAGCAGCACGTAAAGGCTGATGATTTCGCGGACGATGATACGTACCTGGCACATCTTCTAAAGAGTGCTACGGGCCACGTTATCAGGGCTACCAACCGCACCGAGGCAGAATTAACGGAAATGGGAGGCGGTGAGTTTCCCGCCGAATTGCAGACAGCAATAATGATGTTAGGTGCGCATTGGTACAATCAGCGTGAATCAAACGCCCAAACGATCATGCCGGAAGTGGCAAATTCACTACAGGCTATAATTAAGCCTTTTAGAAAATTGGTTAAGGATGATAGCGGGACGGATGAAGTATAAACTAAAGCTGTTGCAGCCTGTAAAGGCTGAAAACGACTTTGGCGAAGAGGTGGACACCTGGCAGGAAACCGTAACCGTACACGCGGAACGGGTGAAGCATACGGGAAACCGTAGCGAAGAGGTAGGCGAGCATTTCCCGGACTATCGCGTAGAGTTCAATATAAGGGACGTACACACGATCAGCGAGAATTGGCGCGTACAGCAGTTAGGTGGGAACCTGTACACCGTAACGAACATCATACCCAACTTAGATAGAGGTTTTAAGACCCTGATTTGTGACAGAGTGAACGAGTAACCGTAATTTCAGCGTATGCAACCCGACCAGGCAGAAGTAAAGGATTTGGCGCAGCTAACAAGGGAAATGAACCCGAAGCAGCTACGTAACTCTTTGAAACGTGCGTACAGAGCCGAGGCAAAGAAAGTATTAGGCATTGCCCGTAAGAGCCTACACGCAACACGCTTGCAGGTAAAGGGTAACAAATCGGATTGGGATAAGGGAATACGCAGCCACATTTATAGCCGGGGTGGTGGTTTTTTGATTACCGTCAAGGCACACCGGGGCACTATGAAAGGACAGGGCGAGAAGTCTATGCACGAAAACCGCCAGGGCTTTAAAAAACCTATCCTGATGTGGGCAGAAGAGGGTACTAACTATCGTCAGCGAGGCGGTAAGAAAGTACGTATCAAACACGGTATCTACGGATCGCACAGAAGCGGCAAGACCCGTTATTGGACGGAAACCATACGTAAGGATGGAATACCAACGAAGCGGATGCCGTCGTACAGATTTCTTGAAAAGGCTACACCCGAAATGAATAGGACGGTAGAAACCGATTTAGGAAAAGAAGTGAATGTAGCCGTAGAAAAGGTGGCTAAGAAATGCGGATTTATAAACTAATAGGAGTATGGCAAAGACATCATTAAGCGCGGGTATTATCATACGTGACATACTTACTAAGGATGCCGACGTAAAAAGAATCGCTACAAAGGTTTTCCCCGTAGTGACAGATAAAGCCACGTTGCCATACGTAGCCTATCGCCGGGCGCGTCTGGATCACAACCCCGTTAAGACGGGTGTACCAGGTGCAGATAAGGCTATGATAGAAATAAATTGCTATGGTAAGACCTACGAACAAAGCATAGAGTTGGCAGAGGCGGTACGCGCCGCCCTGGATAACGTACAGGCGGAGAAATCAGGTTTGGCTATGCGCAGTTGTTATCTATCAGACGGTGAAGAGTTCTACGAAGATGATGCTTACGTACAAGGATTAACTTTTAGTGTTCAGATTTAAGAATTTCAACGAATTTAAAAAATTAGGATTATGACTAAACCAACTTCTGGCTACGTTAATGGTAGCGACATCCTGTTAAGTGTTGGCGGTAAGGCCGTAGGTCATTGCACCACCCACACTATCACTTTCAATAGTGAGACTAAGGACAGAGCCGTTAAGCCCGCAGCAGCTAACGGTTATTCAGCCGGATTGTGGAAAGGCAAGGGCGTTACCGGCCTTTCTATCTCTATCAGTGCAGAGGGCTTGCGCTTCTATGGTGAGACCGAGAACGGATTTACCGAGATCGCCGCTAAGTGGGGTACGGGCCAGAGCGTAGCCGTATTAGCTTATGAGCGAGAGGGCGACGCTACACCTTATGTTTCTGGTAATTTCATTATTACCTCAATCGAGGAAACAAGCCCCGCCCAGGATGATGCCACCTACTCTATTCAGTTAGAGAGCGACGGAGAGCCAACCGTATATCCTGGCAAGGCACAGGCAGGCGAATAATTCCTACGATCATGGCGAAAGTAGAGATTACAATTAACGGCAAGGCATACCCCTGTAGGCAGACTATGGGGGCTATGCTTCGCTTTAAGCAAGAGACAGGCAAAGAGGCTACAGAAATGGATGGCGGGTTTACCGACATTTGTACGTATCTGTGGTGCTGCATCGTTTCGGCTTGCGCCGCTGATGGGGTAGAATTTAATCTAAGCCTGATGGAGTTTGCGGATAGCATCGACCCCGACGCTATGACCGCATGGGAGCAGTCTATTAATGGCGACAAAAAGCCAGATAGTGAAGAAAAAAAAAGAACCAAGAGAAGCAAATAGGCATTTACGACGTATTGGGCATAGCGTTGGGCCTAATCAAGTTGTCATACAATGATTTTTGCCGTTTGACACCTACAGAGTTTGAACACGTCTATAAAGCGTATAGCGAAAAAGAGGACGCAGATTATAAGGATGCCTGGGGCCGTATGAGATTAGCGGCAACCGTATTGCTACAGCCGCATACTAAAAAGAAGATAACACCTGAAAAGGTTATTATATTCCCCTGGGAAAAGAAGCAACTTAACAAGCCGATTATAGGCAAAGACGAAAGTAAAGCACGATTTGAAGCGTTGATGGCACGAATACATAAAGATAAGGATTAGGAAAACGTTTGCTTTTATACGATAGATGCCTGTTTTGCTGATTTACAGAACCCGAAAGAAACAGCAGTAAGGAAATGGCAAAAGAGGTAAAATTTAACGTACGAATATCTGTTGATGGCAAAGACCAGATCGTAACCGCCACCACGTCAGTTAGCGATCTACGCCAAGTCATGGATAGGGCAAAGGGTAGCGCAGCTAAATTACGCGATACCCTGTTGAACTATAACCAATCCGTACAGGTACTACAGAACGTAACCAACGCCGTTTCGCAGCTTACGGGTACACTTAACAACGTTACAGCCGAAAGTCAGAGTTTTGGCGCAGCTATGAAAGCCGCTAATACGATGGCGGGTAAAGATGCAGCAGGCTTTGATAAACTTAAAGGCCAGGTAGCCGAATTGTCTAAGACTATCCCAATGGCCCGTGATGCTTTGGCAAATGGCTTGTATCAGGTTATCAGTAACGGTGTACCAGAGGATAATTGGATTAGCTACCTTGAAGCGTCCGCACGATCAGCCGTAGGAGGTATAGCAGACGTTGGCGAAGTTGTTAAGGTAACATCTACCATTATCAAAAACTACGGGCTTGAATGGAACGCAGCCCAGGACATACAGGATAAGATACAGCTTACGGCCAAGAATGGCGTAACGTCGTTTGAACAACTTGCAGCCGCTTTGCCGTCAGTGACAGGCCAGGCAGCGCAGTTGGGCGTATCTTTTACTGAAATGTTGGCCGTAATGAGTACGTTAACGGGCGTAACGGGTAATACCGCCGAAGTATCGACACAGCTTGCAAGCGTACTGACTGCATTAACGAAAGAGAGTAGCAAGAGCCAGAAGATGGCAGAGGCTATGGGTATTTCGTTTAATGCCGCATCTATCAAGGCAGCAGGTGGTTTCCGTAATTTCCTGATGGAACTTGATAAAACCGTTACGGCTTACACAGCTAAAACGGGTGAGTTGAAAGAATCCGTTTACGCTAAGTTGTTTGGCCGTGCAGAGGCTTTGCGCCTGGTTAACGGTTTGACCGGGCAGATGGCCGATAAGTTTGCCGAAAACATAAAGGTACTTGATGATAGCGCGGGCACTATGGCAGCAGCCTACGAAGATATGGCAAGCACCAACGCGTCTAAACTGCAAATGATGAGAAACCAATGGGGCCAATACACTGACTACATAGCAGGTGTAGTAGGTGGTATTCAGCCCGTATTGAATTTCAGCAGTCAATTAGGTATGACCGCCGTTTCGGTTGTTACTTTGTCGCGTGCTTTTAGTCAGCTACATATTGCCCAGGCTTTGGCCTCAAAGTCAATGTATCGAACTATTGCGGTGTATGCCCTGTTTGGTACTAATTCCCGCCGCGTTGCAGCCGCTACCCACGTAATGGCTAATTCTTTCAGGAGCGCAGCCACTAAAGCCGTAGCCCTGAAAATTGCTATACGCGGATTGATGGCCGCTACAGGTATAGGCATAGCCCTAACAGCTTTGGGCGTGATCGTAGCAAAGTTGGCCGGATCATTTGACGGTGTGGGTGATGCAGCAGCCGGAGCCGCCGACGGGTTACAGGATTTTGGAGAATCAGCCGACAGCGTTAAACAGGCGTATGATAATACCCTGGAATCTACCTATAGTGATCTGATGGCTAAGTACGAACAACTCAAAGAGGGTTGGAAAGCACTTAGCAAGGAACAGGAAAAGGTAGCCTGGATCAAGAATAACCAGGCCGCGTTTGACGAACTGAAACTAAAGATAGGTGGTGTGTCTGATGCCGAAAGTATCTTTAGTGGTAATACTGATGCAGTCGTAGAGGCTTTCAGCCGTAGGGCAAAGGCAGCGGCACGTATGGCGCAGCTAACAGAATTGTACCGTAAACAAATTACGTTGGCCGATGAATACGCCAAGACCCAGACGGCTATACAAGACGATGCCAATAAGAACGCCCGGCATGCCAACGCGGGTGATGAAATCAAGGACGGCACTTATAGAAACAGCCGATACGGTAGTGTTGGCAATGATGGTAAGTGGCGTTTTTCAGAGCAGGGCGCGAAACTCTACAGCGGTACTAACGTATCGAGCAGCCCGGCATTGAGGGCCATAGAAGAAAGGATGAAAGCCAACGAAGCCGAGACAAAGAAAGTTGAGGCCCAATTTGCAGCGGAGCAAGCCGAGGCAAATAAGCCTATCGTTGGCGGTAATCGTCTGGCAGGCGGTAGCGGTAGTGGCAGTGGTAATAAGAGTAAAGACGGTAAGAAAGATTTGCAGTTGGTAGAAAATGCCAAGTCCTACAAAGACCTGGCTAATAATGTTTCGTACTATCAGCAAGAGATCGAGAAAACCGATAAGTCCGACATAGCACGCATACAGACTTTAACCCAGGCTAAGAAAGCCGCCGAAGATGCCGTAGAAGCATTTAAGATGCTACAGGATGGTATGGCCGTGCCCGGAGAGTTAAAGAGCCTGGACGATTACGATAAGAAACTGCAATACTTACGTAAGCAGAAACAGACGGCCAACGCTGAATCTATCGCAGGTATCGACGAAGAGATACGTAAGACAGAAGAGGCCCGCCAGGTATTAGAGGACACAAGTATAGCAGCGTTACGCGACGATGAGATTAAAACGTACGATCAGCTTAACGCCAAACTATCATATTATAACCGTTTGCTTAATAGCGGTGATGAAGCACAGCGCGAATTTGCCCAGAAAGGTATTAACAGCCTCAACAAGCTACAGACCGCATGGGATCAGGCACGCGATAAGATGAATTTGCCTACATCTACCAACAACCTAAAGGACATTGATACGGCTATATCTTTCTATACAGAGCAACAGCAGCACGAAGATGCAGACCAGATACTAAAGACGCAGAGAATTATAGACGATCTGACAGCCAAGAAACGGGTTTTGCAACTTAGTACAGAGTTGCCCGGTATGCAAAGAGAGATCGCGGGTATCAATAGCTTGCAGGGACGCGAGCAGACTATTAAGATACGCAGTATTGGTTTTGACGAACTGAAAAAGCGTATTCAGGAACTTAATAACCTGATGAATGATACCCGCAACCCTGTATCGTCAGATCAGAAAAAGGAGATAGAGGGCATGATAGCCGTTTATGAGAAATGGCAAAGGCAGTGCGTATCTTCTTTCGATACTTTGCAGCAAGGTTGGGGAGGTATCAAGGGTATTGGTAGTGGTGTAGAGAGTATCACAAACGCCCTGGAGGGTAACGGTAACGCCTGGCAGACGGTAACGGGTATCGTTGACGGCTTTATACAACTCTATGAGGGCATACAGACTATCGTAGGTATTATCGACCTACTTACTACGGCTACAGCAGCCCACACCGTCGCTAAGACGGCAGAGGGAGCCGCTACAGGCGTAACGATGGGTGCAACCGTAGCAGCAGCGGCCACAGAAGAGGCAGCAGCAGCGGCAGTAGTACCCGTGATCGTTGCTAACAAGTTGGCTACAGCAAGCTATATGGAGTTAGCAAGTGCAATGTTTTTCGCGGCCCACGCAGCCATACCGTTTGCCGGATTTGGTATTGCAGCCGGATTTATAACCGCAGCCGTAGCAATGACCCAGGCGATAGGCGTTATGCCATTTGCCAATGGTGCCGTAGTATCAGGCCCTACCCTGGCACTTGTGGGCGAGTATGCAGGTGCAGGTAATAACCCGGAAGTCATAGCCCCACTTGATAAGCTACGTAGCATGATCGACACCGATAGCGGTATGAGTGGCAAGGTACGCTTTGAGATTGAGGGCCGTAAACTTGTAGGCGTGATAGAAAAGGAATACAACCACAAGAAAAGAAGTTAAGCAATGAGTAAGCAGTTACGATACAGGGGTGAGTTTCTAAGCCGATCAAACGTTGTTTGGCGGGTAGATATTCTACAGGAGGCAGACGCGCCGTTTGCCACCGTAGGCGATCTGACTTTTGAGCGCGAAGAGGCTTTGGTAATTGATTGGAAACACCAGGATAAAGAGGCCGTTATTTGTGGTAGCGAAGCTACTATAAGGATAGAAAGCCCCGGTGATCGCACGTACGAAGATTTGTACACTATTGAGGTTGGCCGTATTCGTATGGACGTTTACAGAAACGGTAGCCTGTATTGGAGTGGAGCGTTAGACCCAGAGTTTTACGAAGAGCCGTACGAAATGGCACGCTACTACGTCGTATCGCTTACTTTCAGCGACTTTGGAATACTTGACCGTCTGAAATATAATTTGGCAGGTATGCAGACTATACAGGCTATTATTGTCGATGCCTTGACACGCAGCACTATAAATTACGGCTCTATTGATATGTCACTTTGTACGACTACGTTTAGTGATGATACAGCAGCAACGCCCGCCACCCTATCAGTACGTAGCGATAATTTCTACGATGAAGATGCCAAGCCAAGTACCCTGAAAGAAGTTGTAGAGGGCGTATTACAGCCGTTGGCCCTACGTATGATACAGCGTAACGGAAAAGTCTATATCTACGATCTAAACGGGCTTAACAGAAGTGGAGCCAGGAGAGCCGTAACGTGGGATGGTGACAGCCAGACTTTGGGCGTTGATAAGGTTGCGAATAACGTAACCGTCAGCTTTTCGCCCTATTCGTCAGCAGACCTACTTAGCGGTGATTTGCAGTTTGGCGGTGAATATTCGGTAGAAATGGTTAATTTGTTGGCAGAACGCGGCCACGACTATTATAGTTACTATCCCGATTATTCAGAGGAACACAGGCAGGGCGGTAGTTGGGATTACAACCTAATTAACTTTACTATCTTTTTGAGCAGTAAAGGCAAGGGCCTGGCTTATCTTAATCCGTCGGCCAGGTATTGCCATATTCTACCTGTAGTCAGCGGCCCGTCAGAAACGGACGCTATCGCATGGGCTTTCTATTCCGGGGGCCACGGCCCAATAGAAGAGTATCACCATTGGCCTAAACAGATACTCAATACCTGTAGAAAGGAGAATAGCGGTATTCTTATGAAGTCCCACAAAGTATTTTTGCCTAAACTTAGCAGCGAGGGCGAAAAGTCTTATTACGTACGCCTGTCGCTTGATTTCCTGTTGGATGCCCGGTATAATCCGTTTACAGAGGCAAAGGACGGTAACGAGGCCGACAACTACAACCTAATGAAAGGGCGTACGGGTTGGGCTTTCATACCTATTGCCGTCAATATGTATGATGGGGAGGGTAACGCTATTTGCCACTATGTAAACAGCCACAACGCCAAAGGAGCCTGTAAGGGGCATTTGGGCTATGCTAAAGGTAAATGGGAAAGCGGAGCCGCGAATTTTGGCGACGCATACCTGGAATATTACAACGCCGACGATCTGGAAGATAATACGGGTATTTTAGGATGGAAGAAAAACCGCCATTGCATAGGCAGGCCGTTTTTTGCCAATATACAGATATATGACAGCTTTAAGAGCATGGCAGACGGTGAGTATATGCCGTACCCGACACAAGGCGGCTACCTGGAAGTTACCGTATATGGCGGTGTTCAGTGTTTCGACTATGATGGTGTAATAAGTGTTATAACCGGCCTTGATTGGGATTGGGACGCTTGCAAGCGTTGGACTGAATCAGGACTATACGATAAAGTACGTTGGATGCTATACAAAGCCCCAAAAATCGAGTTGGTTAAAAACAACCTGATCTTTGATGCAGCGGAGTTGGAAGATATAGAGTATTCGGGTTATATTAACCAGGCTGCAAAGGAGGAAATCAGTATAGATACGATTTGCGGTACGGCTAATAAGATTTGCCCTACAGCAAGGGGGATATATTGCCGTACGTCAGACAGCCTACAGATACAGAAGCTAAAGCGTGCAGGCGTGACAGACCACCCCGAAAAGCTGTTGATCGGTACGCTTTACAGCCAATACGCAGGGCGTAAAACCAAATTGTCAGGCGAAGCCGTGATAGACCCAGGCGGGCTTTGCGTATTTACCGAAAGGAACCAATCAGGCAAGTTATTCTTAATGACAGGTGAGCAACAGGACGTTATAGCCGATACGTCAGAGATCGAGATTACGGAATTTAGCCCCGACGAATACGATGCCATAGAGGAAGTAAGTTAAACATAGCGCAGTTATAGTATATGGATAAGCACTATATATCAGTCATAAAAGGCCACACGCCAAGACCCAGAAGCAAGCGGATGCAGCAGCAGGGCACGGGTAATGTCAACAGCACCGTAGTATTGAACGCGGAAGCCGGAGGCAGCAGCCCCGTATCTGGTGACGGGCATACGCACACTAACAAAGAGGCCCTGGATCAGATTACAACCGACACTAACGGCTATATCTGGCTTGAATTGCTGAAAGAGGTTATAACAGAGGTTGACGGCCAGGAAACGACTATATACGATAAGGTACGTGAAAAGGTTAAGGCGGGCTATGCGGACGTAGCGGGAGATTTGGCAGAAGATAGCCCGATTTTCACTAAGTTTCTTAGCCGCCTGACTGATGATATAGCGCAGGGTATTATTACCTTTCAGCAGGGCTTAATTGCATTAGGTTTGGCCGTATTCCGTGACGAAGTGCATTTTGGTACTTTCGTTAGATCGCTTTATGCCGGAACGGGTGCAGGTATAGACCCACAGGGAAACGCAGAGTTTGAAAGCGTACGGGTACGTACTTACTTTGAGGCCGTAGAACTTATTATTAACCGTCTATCGGCCATTGAGGGCGACCAACTACTGACAGAGAGCGACCAGATAGAGAGTGTAGAAGATTTGGGCGACGGCCAATATCGGCTGCATCTACGCGCTAAATGGGAGGGATATTTTACAGCCCAAAAGGTTAACAACGTTATAAAGGGTATCATTAATAATTTGGGTGCAGCAGCTTTGGGCATGACAAACCCAGGAACCAACGCGCAGATGTACACAAGTTGGATGAGGGTTAACGCTGTTGACACAGGTAATAACACTATCGACGTAACCCTGTACCCCGACAATCAGACACCCGCAGGTATCAATTTCCCACCTTGCGAACTGATGAATATTGCCCGATGGGGAAACCAGACGGACACCACACGCCAAAGCTGCATCTACCTATCATCTACAGAGGGCCGTATAGTCAAGTTGACAGGCGTAACTAAGCCTATCATAGACGAAACTAACTACGGCCTGGTAATCGGTGCTTTGCCCGACTTTGTGCGCGAAATGACAGACTTAGACGGGAACCCGCTACCTATCAAGCCAGGTTTGGATTACGTCTATGCCCCTGGTGTGGTAACGATGGATATTATACGCGTCAATCAGTGGACGGGCCAACCGATACCTAATTACGTTGATCGCGGAGATTGGAACGCCGAAGCCCTTTACTATTGCCGTGCCATTAACCCAGATACAGGCGAATACGAAACGTCAGATGTTTGGTATAAGGGATGCAAATACAGGTGCCAGGTAACGGGTACGCATACGGCCCCAGGTATTAATACAACCGATTGGGCGTTTATTGAGGGAAACCCCGATTTTACGGTAGAGTTTAACGATACAGACGTATTGTTTGATCCTGATACTTTCGACCTGACTTTGTACATTATCGCTAAGTGGCACAATCAGGATATTACCGATAGTATCTTAGCCTCAAACGTCACATGGACGCGGTATAGTGAAGATGCAGACGGTGTGGAACGCGTGCAGTCTGATTTGGCATGGAACGCCCGCCGTGGTGATTCTGGTAAATCTATACACCTTACTATTGAGGATATGGATTTTAACGGCTACGTACCCCGAAAGGTAAAGATTACGGCAACCGTATTGCTGACTGACAGCGAGGGGCACGAAATAGATGCAGATACGGCTACATTTGAGTTTTAACGATTAAAGCATATTAGACGATGAAAGTAAAGAGATTTGATTTTAACTTTAAGCCCCTACAGATCAACGTAGGTATGCTGACAGATGGTAGCGTTTCAGGCCGTCAGAGTTACGACGCGGACGCGGACGTTTTCACGCCTGACTACACCCTGACACCCTGCATTATTCAGCCCCAGGTAGGCCGATTGGATAAAGACGAAGTGTTAACACCCGGACTGATTAACAGCAGCCTAACTAATATCAGATGGTATGAGACTATAGGCGGTACGCGCACCCAGATACAAGCGGCTAACACTAACTACGAAATGACTACAAGCGGAGTTAATGCGGGGCGTATCAAGGTTAAGAAGAACGCAAGCCCAAAGAACCCTATTACTTTGGAGTTTAACGCGGATTACGTAGATAGTCGTACAAGCCAGGTGTACCACATACAACAGACGTACCAGGTATTTTGTGACGATGCTACTACTTTGCCCTACCTGTTTTTGGATGCAGCCGACCAGACAATTTACAATCCGCTGAAAGACCCAGATATACAGGTAGTACACGCAAGCCTACGTATTGATAAGAACGAGTGCCCGACGGCCAACCGCGCTTTTATTTGGGAGAAAATGCGGGAAGATGGAACGTGGAGCCAGGTAGGTACAGACACGGTATTAGACTATGAGTTGACCGTATCGCAAGATGGTACAAGTTGCACCGTTGACCGTAGCCTGATGGGTACAGACCTGTATCTAAGATGCCGTGCTAAGTATTCGCCAAACGGAGACCTTACAGGCCAGACGTTGCACGACAGCAGCCCGGCAAAGACGGTAGCGTTTATTCGCAGATTACCTAAGTTTGAATTTGACATGGCGGGTGTACCTACCAATATCCCAAGCGGCCTGGTATCTATTTCCCCGGAGGCCAAGATATGGGACGTTAACGGTGCTATCGCCAACCCTGAAAAAGAACTTTTGCCACTTTGGTACGTAGCCACAAACAAAGCGTCTGGTACACTTACGTACAACCAGATAGGGCACGGCATGAATCCCGTTTTACCTACTAAGGCTATGAGCAATACGTTAGGCGCAGTTTACGCGTTGGACGTAGTGGATTGCGGCTATAACGGAGTTATGGAAGATGATGACGGCGTACTATTTGAGGACTACGACGGCGCATTGCTGATATTCAAGTAAGCATTATTTATAAACATTAAAATTTTCGATTTATGGCACGTTACATTAAAGCGAATCCAAAGGTAGCACAATACCTTAATTTGGAGAATGACAGAAACACCGTAGCGGATGGCAACTACCTACTTTGGCAAGCCGATATGTTGGAGTTTGGCCCGCTGACAGAGTTAAACAACACACTTGCTATGATCGGCGGTTTGGCACTGATGCCACATGAGGCCCGCGAAGAGCAAGACGGTACGGTTATCCGACCTTTGCCGGAGCCAACAGATGAAAGATTTAGGTATCAGCCCGTACCACCCGCAGAGGAACCAGGCGAAGAGGTAGAAGAGCAGCCGGAGGGTAACGGTGAAAGCCAGGAACCCGAAGCCGAAACACCTACAGAGGGTAACGGCGAAAGCCAGGAACCCGAAGCCGAAACACCTACAGAGGGTAACGGTGAAAGCCAGGAACCCGAAGCCGAAACACCTACAGAGGGTAACGGTGAAAGCCAGGAGATCACAGCGGGCGACGTTGGCAGTGTTGAGGATTTGATAAACTTTGCCCCGGCAGAGGAAACAGAATAGTAACCACTAAAGCCAATAATTATGAGTAGTGCAAGTACAAGTAGAACTATTAAGTTCATAAGCAAGGCAGGTACATACACAGCGGTTATTATGTGCCCTGATGGTGATTTGTACCAGGAATACGTTACGGATGGTAGCCAGATTACGGATATATACCCCAATTTCGCTACCACTAAGCCAATTCTATATTTTGTCTGTACGTCAAGCCGCGTAGCGGAGGGCGTAGCAACACCCGACGGCATTAACTTCTATTTCAACGGTACGCTGATTGAGTTTAGCGGTGACACGTCAACGGGTACGTTTGCCGGAATGTTTAAGAAGATCGCGCCAAGCGGTACGCAGCTTTATTACGGCTTGCAATTCCTACAGAATATTGCAGCAGCCGCAGGGTATGCGCCCGTTACTATCAAGATGGTAGCCACTATTTCGTATGGTACGCAGAGCGACCAGATACAGGCAGAATATAGAATACCTGTACAGCAGTCAACGGGTAATAGCTACCGCGTAACTATCACAGCCGGAGACACTAAGAATTTCGTTATTACCGAAAAGACGGGTAACAATAGTAGCGTTATCCTTACGGCCAAAGCCTATCAGAGTGGCGCGGAACTTTCAACGGGCCTAACCTATCAGTGGGAAAAGATGGTTAACGGCGGTTGGCAGACACTTACGGGTAAGACCTCACAGAGTTTGACCGTACAGGAAGCCGACATAGACACGTACGGAGAGTTTCGCGTTACGGTATCGCTTAACGGTGCAGAAATCGGTAAGGATATTCAGGGCGTTATGGACGCATCCGACCCGTTCGATATTGACCCGTGCCCAAGCCCGGAAGATGAAGCCATTACAGAGGATCCAAACGGAAACGGTACGGTAACGTACACGCCAAAGGTGGTAAAGCGAGGTACTAACATCAAGGCCATTGATACCACTTTCTATTTTGTTGTAAAGGACGCAGTAGGCGTTTATCTCAATTCGCAGTCAGACCGAACCACACCAAAGGCAAGCTACAGCGTTACACGCGCCCATTGCCTACAGGCAGGTGGTGACGTTTCAGTTACGATAACAGCTAAAGACTAAGGGCCTATGAGTGGAGTAATGAAAACTTGCGTAGTCAAGTTCATACGTCAGGGCGTTGGTATATCATTAACCGATGTAGAGTACGCGGATAGCACAAGCAGCACCGAAGCACCTACGGCGGGATGGCAGACCAACGCCCCCACCTGGCAGAACGGGCACTATATTTGGACGCGTACGAAGATCGTATATACTGATGGCACTACCAGGTATAGTAACCCTGTTTGTCTGCCAAGCGGTAAAGGTATCGTTAGTATCGAAGAACAATACTATAAGTCCACAAGTGCTACGACCACGACAGGCGGTAGTTGGCAAGGCACGCCACCTACATGGGAAAGCGGTAGGTATATTTGGACGCGATCAAAGATTACCTATACAGATGGTACTACAGCGTACACCGATCCAGTCAATACTACGGGTGCAACAGGAGCCACAGGGCCGCAAGGCCCAACCGGGCCGACAGGGCCACAAGGCCCCGCAGGTGAGGACGGAAAGGATGGAAAAGACGGTACTAATGGAACCAACGGCGTTAGTTTTCGTAAGATCAATGCCGCAGCCCGTGAGTACACGTTAGCTTTGTGGCATCAATACGGCGACCCAGGGCATACGGAAACATGGGGCGTATCAGGCTATGATAATTCCCATATCGTCGTAGGCGATACCGTATATATTACGGGTAAGGTATCAGACTGCAAGGATGCAGCGGGGAATAAGGTAGATGTTATGGCGTTTGGCACCTGTACCGCTAAGACATCTACGGTAATCACTATGTACACCACGAATCTTATTATAGGTGGAACCAAAGGCGATAAGGGAGATAATGGCGGTAGAGGCCCGGCACTTAGAGGCCCCCAGGATTGGAACGCGCTACCTACAAGCTACTATTTCTATCAGGGCGCAGAGGGTGAGACCTACAAAGACGTAGTGCTGTATGGCGGTAATTTCTATAGCTGCATCAAGACCCACAATAAGCGAAGCGGTGTAGTGCCTACTGATGCTACCTATTGGCAGTTGGCCGACAAAGTGGAAATCATAGCGTCTAAAATCCTGCTATCCACTTACGCCCTTATTCAGAATTTGGGCGCGTCAGCTATCGAAATGAAAGACCCGAATACAGGCCAGACGCTCTTTTATGCAAAGGACGGTACGGTTAGTTGTAAGGTTGGTATCTTTGAAAACGTGACGGTATCAGGAACCGTGAAAGGCGTAACGGGAACGTTTAAGTGGCTTGATTGTATAGATAGCAGCGGTAACGTCGTAGGGCGTATTTGTGCAAATACAGGTACTTACGGCGGCGTTGCTTTTGAAAGCGTGGATTTAGTACACCAAGGCACTAAAGACGGGCGTAGCTTGCGTTTCTTAGCATCGGATATTTGGTGCAGAGGCGCGTTTGGCGCACGTCAGCGTACAATACTACTTGTTAACGGCAGTTACGGTTACTACTACACTAAAGGCACGGACAAATCAGGGCAGTACGTCAGTTTCGCGTCGGCAACATCTTCAGGGGGGCAGACCTACTATAAGATTAATTGCTACGGCGGCAGCGGCGACTATAGCGGATACCCGGTAGATGAAATCGTATTTAAGATAACATCTGGCACGTACCGATATTTGCTTGATATGGCCGACACCCAGCGCGCTTTGCTCATTAACGCCAATGACAGCCACAACGACGTTTATATTTACGTCAACGGCAGTCAAGAGCAATGGCACGGCGGCGACGTTGGGGAAATCATAAAATTGCCAACGAACTTTATGAACCCCGTACCGGGCACAAGCGTTTTAGGTAGGGGCTTAGTTGTAGGCCCAAAGAGAGACAACGATTGGAGTTAAAATTTAAGATATGAAAGCAAAGTTAGTATTTAATAAATTGATACCGTTTAGCGGTTTCCTGGCTATGACACTTTGGCCGTTTATCTTTGTGCGTGAAGAGTTGGCAAAGATGTATAGCGTTATCGTAAACAACCACGAACACATACACGCAGAACAGCAAAAGGAAATGCTAATAGTTGGCTTTGTCCTGGCACTAATCGGCTTTGTGTTCGGTTTGGGATGGTGGGCGTTGCTCTTTGTCCCTATCTTCTTATGGTGGTATCTCCTGGAATGGATTATTAGAATACCTATTGAGGGTAGCAGCCGCCAGGCATACCGTAATATATCCTTTGAGCGTGAGGCGTACGCCAACGAAAAGGATTTGGCCTACTTAGGTAGCCGAAAGCACTTTGTATGGATAAAATATATGTTTCACAATTAAAAGTTTAGATTTATGACAAAGCAAACTAAGAAAGTTTACCAGGCATCGAAGATTACTACTACCGTTGCAAGCGGTGAGTACCTGATGAAAGTAGATGCTAACGGTAAGGTTACGATTATCTCACTTGATAATCTGAAATCGTCGATCTATGGCGGTATGAACATGAACGCTATAGAGGATGGTATTTTTATCATGTTCCACAGAAACAGCGATAACTACCCGCTGATGGTTAAGCCCCACAAATGGCCGTCGTACCAGAGCAGCGGAGAGATTGCAGAGGGTGTGGTAATCGTTGAGGGTGGTAAAATCCTGGTAGTGGCCCCAACCGAAACGGCTTTGACCTGGAGTAGCGCAGCCGTAAGCGGTGGAGCGACAACAACCACAGACCGTATAGTAGCTATGAACGATTGGGCAGGTAGGACAAATACAACGTCTATCCTGAATCACTCTACAAGCAGCGCAATTACAAACACATCGTCGTACGCACCAGGCTATTGTAACAACTACAGCCGCGTTAATGCCAATGGTAACGGTATGACAGCGGGTAAGTGGTGGCTACCATCATTAGGTGAAATGATGATGATCTACGCGAACATGACAAAGGTTAACTACGCGCTTTCGCTGATTAACGGTGCAGATCAGTTGCAAGAGAATTGGTATTGGACTTCTACAGAGTACAGCGCGACGGGCGCCTGGGGTCTGTACCTCACCGACGGCTTCGTCTACTACGGCCCTAAGGCGAGTTACACGGGCAGAGTTCGCGCGGTTTCAGCGTTTCTTTATTAATTGAACTTTAGTTATTAAACTTTAAACTTTAGGGTACGGCGGTAGCCGTACCCATTACAAAGAAAAATCGGATTATGGCAGAAAAGCGATTAAAGTTAGTTTCCAACGCTCCTATATACAAAGACGTGCGCAGCCTATTAAACGAGATATTAGAGGTTACGCCAGAGTTTCCGAGGCAGTATAAATATACGATTGGCGGTGAAATGCAAAAATTAGCCGTCAGCCTGTTAAGTGGTGCAGCAGCGGCGTATATGGATAAAGCTAACAGGTTGGCGCATCTATCCAAATTCCGATATGAGTTTGAGACACTAAGGACGTTAGTAAGAATCGCAGGTGAAAAACGTTGGATTAAAGGAATAGCGCGGCACGCACAGATCATAGAACTGATGGACGCGATAGGCAAGCAAAGTACAGCGTGGAAAAACTCAATATCCTTAGATAGCGAGTAGCCAAAATTGATTTAGTTACGACTAAACAAGCGTGCAGTTTTCCCGAAGAAATGGGGCATATACCGTCATTTACGGTTAAGGGCAAGTAAATATGCCACAGATTGCGAGCCTTACAGAGTACAGCGCGACGAACGCCTGGAATCTGAACCTCAACAACGGCAACGTCAACAACAACACTAAGGCAAGTAACACGAACAGAGTTCGCGCGGTTTCAGCACTTCTTGGGAAATAGAAACGTAAGTATATAATAGATGATATGGTAACAACAGCAGGGTTATTAGAAGCGTACTACGATTGTCGTAGAAACAAGCGTAAGACAGCAAGCGCGTTAGTCTATGAAATGGACTACGAAAGCAAGCTGATTGCGCTACGTGATCGTATCAATACGCGGGCATACGCCCCCGGTAAGTCTATTTGCTTTGTCGTAACGCGCCCCAGGTATAGAGAAGTGTTTGCCGCCTCCTTTGAAGATCGTATAGTACACCACTATATAGCATTACGGTTAGAGCCATTGTTTGAGCAAGCATTTTGCCCGTACACCTATAATTGCAGAAAAGGCAAAGGACAGCTTTACGGTACGAATATGCTACGTCAGCAGATTATCGAGTGCAGCGATAACTATACGACGGATTGCTACATAATGAAACTTGATTTGCGCGGTTTCTTTATGAGTATAGACAAAAAGATTTTAGCACGCCTGATAGATAGTTTCGTAGATGAAGCGTACCAGGGCGACGATAAGGACGATTTGCGCCACCTTTGCCAGATCGTAATACTGCATGAGCCGGAAAAGAATTGTGAGCGGCACAGCCCGGCAAGCTATTGGAATCACCTACCCGCCAACAAATCACTTTTCACAAATGGCGAGGGCAAAGGCGTTGCTATCGGCAACCTGTTTGCACAGCTTTTTGCCAATTTCCTGTTAAACAGCCTTGATTGGTTGGTAGAGGAATTAGGGTTAACGTATCATGGTAGATACGTAGATGATTTCTATATGATACACCGTGATAAGATGGTACTACTTAACGCAGTACCCAGGATCAGGGAGAAACTAAGCGAATTGGGGTTAGAACTGAATGAGCGTAAGTTTTACTTTCAGCATTACACTAAGGGCGTAGAGTTTACGGGATCAATCCTAAAGCCCAACCGCGTATATACCTGCAATCGTACTATTACCAATTTCATAGCAGCCGTAAGACGGCTTAACAAGGCAAAGGATTTGCGCCAGGCAGAACACGCGGTTAATAGCATCAATTCGTACTTAGGACTATTGAGGCATAACAACGAATACAATACCAGAAAGCGGGTACTTAAAATGATAGAATCCCAGGCGTACGAATACGTCTATATTAAAAAGAACTATAGTATTCTGGCACTAAAGAATAAATACAAGAAACGAGTACAAACCTATAAACGTATTAGAGATGGCGATTATTGAAGTTGAACCAGAGGCCCCGGTTACGTTGCGCGTTGACGTTATCGACATGGGCCTGTTACATCTACTTGAAACAAGGTATGTTGTACTAATCAGTCAACGCGACAGCGACATAGTAATAGAACTATATAAAAAGTGAGAATATGGACTACACAAGTATTGTTGAAATTACAGCGTCAATGGGCGCAGCTATCGGAGGTTGGGAGTTTATTAAGTATATGCTTAATATCCGTACCAACAAGCGTAAGGAGAGATCAGAGGCAGACAAAGCCAAAGCCGAAGCCGACAAAGCGGAAGCAGAGGCCAACAGCGCGGATTTTTCCGTATTACGTGAGACGGTAGAATTTTTGCAGCAGCAGTTAAAGGAAAAAGAGGAACGTTTTGCAAGCCAGACAGACCGTTTGCGCAAGGTGCAGGATGATTACTTTACCCTACTGCAAGAAAAGGCTAAAGCCGACCTGGAACTACAGCGTTTTCGATGCGTGCGCCCGAAGTGCGCACAAAGAGAACCCCAGAACGGCTATTAACTAAAAATATAAATCCTTAAAACTAAAAGAAATGGCAAACGTAGAGAAGATCGTACCGTTTATCCTAAAATGGGAAACAAGTACAACAGGCGTTGGAATGACTAACGAGCAGCTATTTGAGAAAGCCCGTAAGAGAGGCTTTGCAAACGATCCGCACGATTTGGGCGGTGCTACGATGTGCGGTGTGACTATCGCCACCTATACAGAGTATCGCAGACGTAAGGGATTACCCAAGCCGACGGTAGAGCAATTAAAGGCTATACCATACAAAGAATGGCTTGAAATCCTAAAGGCTATGTTTTGGGATCGTTGGAAAGCAGACCAAATCAGGAATCAGTCTATAGCTAATTTCCTGGTTGATTGGGTATGGGCAAGCGGTAACTACGGAATCAAGTTACCACAGAAGATATTGGGCGTTACTATAGACGGCGTGGTAGGCCCTAAGACGATTGCAGCCGTTAACGCCAAAGACCCTGATACGCTGTTTTATCAGCTTAGACAGGAGCGTATAGACTTTACGGATAGAATCTGCAAGAGCAGGCCCCAGAACAAACGTTTTTACACGGGTTGGATTAATCGTATTATTGATCTTAAATATTCGAGAGTATGAACGGCAGAAGATGTTTTGAAAGACAGCTAAACACGCTGTTAGTGATTATTGCTTTGGCGGTTATTGCCTGGCTTGTATGTGGGTGCAGATCGCACAAGACGGTTATAGACGAAAGCCACAATACGGCTTTTGTAGATACTACTAAGGTTGAGGCCGATAGCACAGGCCAGAGCCACCAGGTAACAGATACCACAAAGACCGAGACACAAACCGAACAAAGCGCGGCTATTGAGTTTGTGGACGGAGGCGGTACGGTTACTATCGACAGCACGGGTAATGTAACGCTATCCGGCGTTAAGTCCATCAAAGGTAATTTTAAACAGAAAGCCAAAGAGGAAAAAGGCATTACCCAGGCTGATGAATCAGTAAGTACCCATAATAGTAAACACGGCGGTATCGGCTTGATTGAATCCGAGAACAGACACGAAACGAAAGAATCAAAGGCAGAGGCCCCCAAATGGTATCAGACTATCTTAGCTAAGATCGGCGGGCTTTGCTGCATAGCAGCTTTGATCTATGCAATATTCCTGTACCTGAAAAGAAAATTTTAAAAACAAACGTTTTTCGTAAATAGTGCTTTGCCCGCGTCAGTCCGAGAGGGATAGACGCGGGTACTTTTTACCTATATGTTAAGAAATTCGTTTTTCTTTAACACGTAGTCGATCACCTTACGGTTTGCGGCATCCACTTTGTCGCGGTTGTATTTGATGTAGATACCCGTTACCTTTGCCCCGTGAGTATGGCCCAGGGCTTCACTAATCGTATCTTTAGGTATATCCAATTCGGCTGCATACGTAGCCCAGGAATAACGCGCCCAATACCAACTTAGCTTTTTGTCTAAAGGTATCATTTTTGGTTGGCCGTTTTTGTGCTTTGCGTTACCGTCTGGCAGGCCAAGACGCGCCAGGGCGTTGTCTATTGTGCCCCCACAGGCTTTAATATTGGTGCAGCGGTCAAATATACTTAGCAGATGATCTTTGCCCCTGTAGCGGCTTAGAATGGCTTGCGCTTCCGGCTCAATCCTGATGCTATAGAGTTTGCCCGTTTTGGCACGTCTGTACTCTATACGGCCATCTATTACGTTATCGTCTGTAAGCCCCGCTAAATCTGTAAAGTTAATCCCGATCAGGTAGAACGATAACAGAAACATATCGCGGTATTCTGTATAATGGTATCGCGTTTCCAGGTTTACCAAAGTACGCATTTTCTCTATAGGTAATACACGCATACGGGTATCTTCTGTTTTTATCCTGTAGTGCCTGAATGGGTTATTAGTCGTTATATCACGATCCAGGGCGTAGTTAACGGCCCGTCGTACCACTTTCAGGTAAGCGGCCCTGGTATTAACTTTCAAGTCGGATAGCGACGTATAATAATCGTCTATCCAGGCGGGCGTTATCTGTTCGCACGTAATCTTAGAGCAATCGCCACAGAATGTATTAAGACGGGCTATAGCAGTTTTGGCTATGTACTTTGTGTTATCGGCCCGGCCATCCGTTGTTTTCACTATCAGATCGTACAGAGAGGGCACGCCAACGGTAGGCTTTTGCAGATCAAGGTTAGTGAGCATTTCGCGTATTTGCGCCCGCGAGAGTTTGCCCCATTGCCCTGTTTCGACCAATTCCAGAATACGATTACCTGTTAGCGTCAGCAGGTTAGTAAGTACATCATTGATACGCTTTGCGTTTTTACCTATGCAGCGTTTGGTAGTGGCATCCCAATCGTCAGGAGCCAAATATATTTCTGTACCCAGGTAGATATTAGTACCGTGCCCTACGACGATCTGAACTGGGTACGTACCATCTTTCAAGGCCCTACGGGTATCAAGTCTTAATGTGGATTTTGCCATATTATTTGCTGATTGTTTGCTGAAAATTTGCTGAATTTAGTACCAGGTAGTACCGTTAAGTGCCATTTTAGGACTGAATCGGTATAACTGAAAAGGTAGTGTTTATCGGTGAAAATGCCTGTAAATACGGGGAATCAGGGATTAGGGCGCGATTTCCTTCTAATAATTTTGTTGTACTCATAATCTTTTGATATTTAATATTTTACGTATTCGATTTTTTGTTTGCTGAAAATTTGCTGAATTAGAAACCTTGCGAGGAATCCAAAATACCATCCCCGTTAGCGTCTAATGGCTTAGTGTTACGGGCAAAATTGAAAGTACCCGATACGTCAACGTAGCCGCCTGTATATAGTTTAGGCATTTGGCCCGATACAGACGCGGCAAAGCTGTTAGCATCCGTATAGTGGCATACCAGGTTAAAGCCGTCGCCTGAATACGTATAGCCAGGGTATTGGCCTGTTGTAGTAATTTGGGCTACCTGGCTGCATACCTGGTTATCTTTGTAGGCCGTTACGCGCGTACATTTATTAAATTCGATTTCAACCGATAGCACAAACGAACCGCTACGGCCTACATAGTAGCCCGCTGTTGGCTTTTCTGTATCGTTGCCGTCAGTTGTACACCCGGCAAAGAAAAACGCGCTTAGAATCAATATTAGTACCTGTTTCATTGTGCCCATACGTTTAGTATTGAATTAAACACACCAAACACCAGGGCTATGATAATCAGGGCAAGCGAAATGATGATAAACGCGCCCATAATGCAGCCTGGCTTGTTTTCCTTTGTCTTTGCTAACTTCATATCTTTGGGTATAGCGGGATTATTCTACATTGCTTTTTTAATACCTGCCATTTGCTCTAATTCGTTGATCCGGGCTTTGTACCCCGCTATCTTATCTAACAGAGTTTCTACGGTATTTTCAAGTTTGCCTATTTCCGTATCTTGCGGATCATCAAGGCCACCAGGTAACAGGTGCATATCACCTTTGCCCCGTAAGAGCCAATCAGCGGAGAGATCGGGGAAAGCGTCAAGCACAAGTAAGATCGTACTTACGGAAACTTCTACGTTGCCGTTAATGTGGTTATTCAAAGTCTTTTGGTTGACTTTGTAGATACCCGCTAATTTCGTAGGGTTGCAGTCGTATTCTACCATAACCTGTTGCAGCCGCTTACGTACATCTTCTTTGTCTGGCATACTTTTAAATCTTAAAATCTGTAAAACAAGTAACTAAATACTTAAATTCTGTTATAATATGCCCTCAAATGATATAAGTAAGTAAGAAATTACTTATCTTTGCACTCGTAAACGAGGAATCACAAGAAAGGCTGTCGGACATCTAAGCCCAACTATCAAAATCTCAACTGCAAAGATACGGCAGTTTTTCTTTTCCTCCAAATATATAAGTAAGTAAATAAGTAATTTTAACGTAAAACGTATCAAAATGGCACAAAACGGCACGAAAAACGGAAAGTATGCGGTACAAGGTATCGAAACCCTACGGGCTAAGATCAACCGCGAATTTATTATCAGGCTGTCTAAGAACGGCAAAAGTCAGTTGGTTGGCTTTACACGTCTTTGCCTGATCGTTGGCGATCTTCACGCTGAACACTACGCGAAGAAAGCTATATGTAGTAAGCAACAGGCCCCTACTTTCGTCAGAGGCGGTGCAGAAAGGCTTTGTGTGACGTTTTCACCACGTTAGACGGACAATTACCCACAGAACAAAAAAAAGCGCTTGTAGCGGAGTTTTAACAACAAATTAACAAAAGCATTTAGCAAAATGGTAACAGCAGAAAAAGTAACAAGAGAGGATTTAAAGCAGATGCAGCCCGGAGAATCCCAGACGTTTAAACTACCCAACGCCCAGGCTTTGGATAGTGCGGGCACTACGGCCTACCAGATGGCGCGTATTGAGGATTGCACGTATTCCGTTGAAAAGGACTACGTAGAGAAAACAATTAAAATCACTAAAGCGTAATACTATGATTATAACTAAGCCCGAAGTAATACCCGATGGCCTGTACAATCAGAAACAGGCAGCAGAGGCCCTACACCTTGACAGGCACACTATAGCCAGGTATGAGGCTAACGGTAGGCTTAAATTCAAGACACGTAAAGCCGATAACAGAAAGGTTACAACGGGTGCAGAGATAATCAGATGTTGGCAAGGTATGTACTTAATAAAGTAAAGTTATGACACAGATCATTATCACTATCGGATTGGCCGTACTTTGTGTAGTATGTACGGTTATCGTAGCAAAGGACATCAAGGCTATTGCAGACGAAATAAGTTAAGCGTATGAAACCGTATAGCTATAGTTCATTTCTTGCAAAGAAAGGAGGCCAAAAAGGAGCCTTACAGCGAATGGCAAAGAGTTATCCAGGCGAATATAAGTTAGTGTGTAAAATGCGCGAAACCCATAAAATCCTGTTTGACCTCAAAGCCAATCAGTTTGAAAACCTATTGGTACAGGCTTTAAGAGAGTTAGTTAACGACGGTATTTGTAAAAAACCAAGATTTTAATTTTTAAGCACTATTAGTTATGAAAACAGATTTTAGTATTAACGTAAACGTCAGTATCGGAGTAACGTCCGAAGTCGTACAGCTTGTTACGGCGATCCTGGCAAAGCAACCCGCCCAGATCGTAGCACCTGGTACGGTTGTAAGTAACGAACCACAGCCGGAGCCACAGGCAGCGGCGAAGAAAACCCGTAAGGGTAAAAGTGAGGCTACAGCCGAAGCACCCGCCAACGATGCAGCCGGAGAGCAGCAAGAGGCAGAGACCCCAACCGATCAGCCAGAGCCACAGCCAGAAGCCGAGGCAGAGGCAAACCGCGAACTTACGGAAGAGGACGTAAGGGAAGCTATGCACAAGGTACGCCAACGTATCGAGGGCGAGAACTACAAGGAAAATACCGATAGTGAGAACTATAAGAAGTATCACCGGGTATTAACCCAGACCTTTAAGAACATTTCGGCTTTGTTAGGCAGCGACAAACCAAGCACTTTGCCCGCCGATCAACGCGCCGCTTTCATTAATGAGATTAACGCCCTGGTGGTTAACGAAAAGGGCGAGATTACAAAACCAGATGCCTTTTAAGCTATGCCAGGACAACACGCACTTTTAAGCCCGTCAGCAGCCCACCGTTGGCTGAATTGCACAGCAGCCCCGCGCCTTGAAGAGAACGTAGAGGACAAAAGTAGCAGCTATGCAGACGAGGGAACGTTAGCACACGCCTATTGTGCCAAGCACCTGAAAACGTTTTTGGGCGTTGACACGGTAGATGAAGATGCCGAAATAGCGCAGTTCTACGAACTTTACCACACGGGCGAAATGGACGAATACACCGATACGTACAAAACTATCGTATTGGAGAAATTCAACCAGGCGCGTACCAAAACCCGTGATGCACAGCTTTTGGTAGAAGTACGTTTGGACTTTACCAAGTATATGCCGGAGGCTTTCGGTACGGCTGATGCCGTTATTATCGCTGATGGCTGTTTGGAAATCATAGATTTTAAGTATGGTAAGGGCGTTAAGGTATCAGCCTATAATAACCCCCAAATGAAAATCTATGCTTTGGGAGCGTATGAGGCTTTTAGCTTTGAGTACAATATTACCCGCGTACGTATGACTATCGTACAGCCCAGGATTGATAACCTTTCAGAGTTTGAGATTACAGCCAACGATCTACAGAAGTGGGCCGAAGAGGAATTGAAGCCAAAGGCCAAAGAAGCGTTTAGCGGTAAGGGTAAGCAGATGCCCGGTGCCTGGTGTCAGTTCTGCAAAGTGAAAGCCCGTTGCAAGGCCCTGACAGAAACAGCCCTGAATCTGGCAAAGGAAAAGGCAGACCCCAATCTGTTAACGCCGGAAGAGATCGCCAACGACGTACTACCTTTCATTGATATTGTCAAATCCTGGTTAACAGGCGTAGAGGAATACACCCTACAGGCAGCTTTGAACGGTACGAACTACCCAGGCTACAAGATCGTTGCAGGGCGCAGTATCAGAAAGATAACTGATACGGAAGCCGTAATGCAAGAATTACAAAGCAACGCTTTTGCCGAAGAATCCTACATGAAGCCCCGCGAACTTAGAAGCATTACAGACCTTGAAAAGTTGGTAGGTAAGAAACGCTTTGCTGAATTGTGCGGTAAGTGGATTGAGAAGCCCCAGGGCAAACCAACGCTTGTACCCGAATCGGACAAACGCCCGGCCTACGATACTACAGCGGATGATTTTAAGGACGTGAACGTATGAGTAAGGCAGCTACAGACGATCAGAGACGTAGGGAGTATTACAACGAACTATACACCCTTGAAAGAGATTACGACAGGGAGTTTAACAACCCCGAAATATGGTACTAATTAAAATAGAATAATATGCGAAGTCGTACAGCTAAGTGGTTTATCTGTAAAATCAGATACGAAAAGGTAAACGAGGATGGTTTACAGAAGAAAGTAACCGAAATCTACGTAGTCGATGCTTTGAGTTTTTCAGAGGCAGAGGCGCGTATTACCGAGGAAATGCAAAGCTATATCAGCGGGCAGTTTGATATACTTAACATTGATCCGGCCCCGTTTGCTGAAATATTCTTTTCTGATGAAGAGACAGCCGATAGGTGGTACAAAGCCAAATTGGAATTTATCACTATCGACGAAAAGACAGAAAAGGAGAAACGTAGTGCAGTTACATACCTGGTGCAAGCCGGGAGTTTCGACAAAGCCCTGAAATCTGTTAACGAGGTGATGGGCGGTACGATGATTGATTACGTAACGGCTAAGATTGAGGAAACAAAGATTATGGACGTTTTCGAGTATGCGAAGAAAGAAAAGGCCGATGATCCAGAAGATGAAGATTTATAAACCCTAAAATTCAAAAAAAAAGAAATGGCAAAATTTGCACAAGTGATTGAGTGCCTTAACAAAGGCGGTAGTGCCTGGCGTGCAGAATGGAACGCCAAAGGCGAAAACAAGGAGATCGTTAAGCAGATACCCCAGACGATCAGCAAGGACGTTGTACCTAAAATGACATCTTTGCCAAGTGGTATCAAGCCAAAGGTTAGCACCGTTGGTAACGGTGAAATATCATACCACGACCAGGTATTGCAGATCAGCTTTACAGACGATGGCAAAACCCCGGCAATGGCTACCTACTATATCCCAACGTGGGAAGATATTTTTGCAGAAGATTGGGGGCTTGTTACGCCCGCTGAATAAACAGAGTTACACAACCCATTTTAAACAATTAAATTTTAAGAGTTATGATTAAGCCAATTATCAAAGAGGGTACTAAGGTAGTTTTCGGCCCGTGCCGTTTGTCCTATACCCATGTGTTCAACAAGTACAACCCGGACGGCCCAGAGGCAGAGGGTAAGTTTATGACTAACGTACTGATCCCTAAGACGGAAAAGGAAACTATCGAGGCTATCAAGAAAGCCGTAGAAGAGGCCAAGAAACAGGGTATCGTCAACAAGTGGGGTGGCAAGGAACCCAAAAAACTTGATATGCCGCTACGTGATGGCGACGAAAAAGACGATGAGAACTACGAAGATCACCTGTTTCTTAACGCCAAGAGCAATACGCGCCCTGGTATCGTCGATAAGAACAAAGTGCCCATTGTTGACGAAGAAGAGGTGTACAGCGGTGTTTGGGCTATCATATCGGTTACTTTCTTTGCCTACGACAAAAACGGTAATCGCGGTGTAGCTTGCGGCCTCAACAACATTATGAAGTTTAAGGATGATGATCGTTTCGGTGGCCGCGTTTCGGCTGAAAGCGACTTTGGAGACGTTGACCTGCCAGACGATGACGAAGATTTGTAGAACTTTTCTTTAATGCCATAAGGTACGTTTAGATGTGCGCCCGCCGTCGTAAAGAGGTGGCGGCGGGCGTTTGGGAAACAACTTAAAGCAAGAAAAATGACAGCAACGATTTTTATATTTCTGATAGTGGCCGCAGTTATAGCGATGGCGATATACGCTACACGCGTCAGGGCTAAGAGTATCAGGCAGTTTAACCGACGTTACACAAGCCTGTACAGGATTAACCACCTATCGCAGCAGAATTTTACCAAAGCCGTAAATATCGTTATGGATTTGGTAAAATCAGACGGTGCAGACATTGAAGTTATCTACAAAGATAAGGTACTATTTAACGGCTATATGGATATTGAGCCGGAAACGGGCAAAGACGCGCCCCATTTCTGGTACAATAAAGAAGTGTTAGACAGATACGGTATTGAATATTAAACCAGGTTAAGTTATGACTAAGAAACAGATCATAGAGAGAGAGACGAAAACGGACAGCCGATTATTGACGTAGCCCAGGAGGAAATACAGGCCGAGATACGGGTTAGTATTGACAAGCTGTTGGCAAAGCGTGAGGAAGCCCGTAAGAAGTACGGTAAGCTAAAGCGTACCACCTTTGAAGTTATCGAAGATAAAGGGCTGATGAATCCCGAAAGCCTGTTTGAAGAAAACCAAAAGATCGAGGCTAAAGAATCCAAGTTAGGTGCAGCAGAGCGTCAGTTTGTACAGCAAATCGTTTTGCTTTCGATGCAGGTAGTATTTGAGCGTAAGATTAAGGAGGCCCAGGAAGCAGCAGCCGAGTTGGATAAACCCGTATTGCCAAAGAAGAAAAGAACAAAGAAATCCGCTAAGAAGTAAACCGTATGCGTGAATTAGGAATAGACATAGAGACTTATAGCAGCAACGATCTTGTGAATTGTGGAGTTTACAAGTACGTTGAGGCCCCGGACTTTACTATATTGCTTTTTGCCTATAGTATTGATGGCGGCCCCGTCGTATGCGTTGACTTTGCAATGGGTGAGAAATTGCCAGACGATGTATTTGCAGCCCTGACAGACCCCGACGTTATCAAGACAGCGTTTAACGCAGCTTTTGAAAGAATCTGTATTAGCGTCTATTTCTTTGGCGGTAAGTTGTTAGACCCGAAGCAATGGCGTTGTACGATGGTATTAGCGGCCCGTATGGGTTTGCCGTTATCGTTAGGTCAGTGTGGCGAAGTGCTGCATTTGGCAGAGGGTAAAATGACAGAGGGTAAGGCCCTGATACGCTACTTTAGCGTACCTGGTAAGAACGGTAAGCGGCATTTGCCAAGTGACGCGCCCGATAAGTGGGACACGTTCAAAAAATACAATATCAGGGACGTAGAGGTAGAACAGGCCATTAAAAGAAAGGTGCAGCGTCTAAAACCCGCTGACTTTGACGAAGAGTTGTACGTAGCCGATCAGGAAATTAACGACAGAGGCGTTAAGATAGATCGTACCCTGGTTGACGCAGCGGCCCGTTTCGATGATGAATACAAAGCGCAGCTATTAGCCGAGGCACAGCAGCTAACGGGTATGGAGAATCCTAACAGCCCGGCACAGATTAAGGAGTATATCAAGAATACTACAGGCTTTACCGTAGAGACCTTGAATAAAGGAAACCTTGATACCTTAGACGAAAAGCTGATCTATTGGCCGAAAGCCCAGAGGGTGATAGCCATACGTAGGGAAATGGGTAAGACCTCAAACAAGAAATATGAGGCTATGCAGAAATGCGTTTGCAAGGATGGCAGAATACACGGGCTTTTGCAGTTTTGCGGTGCAGCCCGTACAGGCCGTTGGGCGGGCCGTCTGGTGCAGGTGCAGAACCTACCACAAAACCACCTGGCATCATTGGACTTTGCCCGTAGCCTGGTACGTCAGGGTGACTTAGACGAATTTGAAATGAATTACGCCAACGTTACCCAGGTACTTAGCGAACTGATCCGTACGGCTTTCGTTGCAGAACCCGGTAAGACGTTTCACGTTTGCGACTTTTCCGCTATCGAGTGTCGCGTTATTGCCTGGCTTGCATCCGAGGATTGGGTATTGGATGTTTTCAGATCAAATGGTGACATCTATTGTGCCAACGCATCTAAGATGTTCAAAGTACCTGTAGAGAAGCACGGCCAAAACGCGCAGCTACGACAAAAAGGTAAGATCGCTACCCTGGCTTTGGGCTATGGTGGTGGTGTATCAGCTTTAGAGGCTATGGGCGGTAGCAAGTTAGGGTTAACCGAAGATGAAGAAAAGGAGATCGTTAAACTTTGGCGTGACAGCAACCCACGTATAGTAAGAATGTGGGCAGTCATTGAGAAAGCCGCTATTACAGCTATCAAGACAGGCGAAAGCGTAACGGTGTACCGTAATATCGTAATCGGTAAGCGTTGGGGTATGCTGACTATAACGTTACCATCCGGGCGTACTATCTGTTATCCCCGTGCAGAGGTTGAAACAGAGTACAACGACGGTTGGAGAGGCGACCACGATATTATAGAGTATGAGGGCCTAAACCAGACTACCAAGAAATGGGGTAAGGTTAGAACGTATGGCGGTAAACTGACAGAGAACATAGTACAGGCCGTAGCCCGCGACATATTGGGCATAGTCATACTACGTGCAAAGGCAGAGGGGCTTAATATCGTTTTCCACATACACGATGAAATCATAGTAGAGGCTACACCCGATCAGACGTTAGCAGACGTTGAGGCTTTGTTTAGCAAGCCGATTGATTGGTGCAGAGACCTACCACTAAAGGGAGCCGGATATACCACACCGTACTATCTGAAAGACTAAAAACGCCTACACGGGCATATAAGTAAGTAAGCCGATAGATTACACCCCGAAGCCCTAAAAACCGCTTAGAATTGACATTTAACAAAATATTAACATTTAAACGTAAAGGATATGAAAGCAAAAGAAATTAAAGAACTGATTACGGCAAAGCAAGCCGAAATATCAAGGTGTATGGCTGAAAAGCGAAATCTTACGGAGCAATACAGAGACGCTTTGCAGGCAGAGTTTGAAAGTGAGCGTAACGTAAAAAGCGGTGACAAGATTACCACGAAGAAAGGAAAGCCGCTTTTTTATGATCGCTTTACTATTGACGCTTTCGGTGATGTACGCGTGCTTTGTCACTACGCTAAGAACGACGGCACGGCGAGTAAGTCAGACAGGTACTTTAGTGTATCAGACTTTTAAGGGTATGGCAAACGTAGAAGAAAACAACCAGGCTAACAAGGTTACAGAGAGCCGCGAAAAAATCATGTGGGTAGCATCCCCATATACGGCGGTTAGTGCCTGGTTACAATTCAGATTTTAAGCACTATTTATAAACATCAAAACGTATGAAGATTATGAGCGAAAAAAGCAGCTTAAAGATGCAGTTACTACAGCAGATGGGTAACGACATCGAAAAGGCAAAAGCCGCCTATCAGTGGCTTAACGAAGATCAGGACGTAGATACGCCCCAGGTTAGCGCGGTTACAGAAAGTAAGCCCGATGGTATCTACCTGATATTTGAGAGTTGTAAAGCACTACCTTTCGATCCTGATAAGGGCGTAGAAAGCGACCAGGTAGCAAACGACGGCCCCGTTAAGTATATCGGCATCAAGTGGGGTAGCCGTACCCTGGCAGTGGCTTTGCACGATCAGGCAAACAGCAACGATATAACGTTGACTACGAAGAAAGGCGGCGAATCCTATAAGGGCTATATAGACAACTATCTGGATGCAGTAGCCGATTGGGACGGTAAGGCCAATACAGAACACCTAAAACAGATCGGATTAAACGAAAATATTGCTTTGGCCGATGGTGAGTACATACCCGCTTTGGGCGAAATGCTTTTTGTATTCCTGAATCGTAAGGCCGTCAACCAGGCTTTAGAGGCCGTAGGCGGTACGCCTATTGATGGTGTTTGGTATTGGACTTCTACAGAGTACAGCGCGACGTACGCCTGGTATCTGCGCCTCGACCTCGGCCGCGTCAACTACGCCGCTAAGGCAAGTTACACGCTCAGAGTTCGCGCGGTTTCAGCATTTCAACTTTAATCTTTGAACTTGGTACTTTAATCTTTGCCCGGCGAAAGCCGGGCCATAACAAGGCAAACAAGATGAAGATAGCAAAGAGCAACAGAAAAGCCCGAATAACAGAGCAAGAGGTTAACACGGCTTTGTACGTTTCAAGTGATGGCGATAATAACTATTATTACTATCAGCCGTACAAGGATTTGCCAATACTCTATGAGATAGCCGTACAGGTACGTATCTTAGGTTTCTGGTTTACTATCTGGAGTGCAAGCGTAGAAATTTCAGACGGTGACGGCAGGGCTATAATTCAGAAAAGAGCAAGTGAAATAATAGAATTATTGGAGGGTATATTATGAACGACGAAACAAAGAAACGCCCTGTTTGGGTGCAGTTGGAATTATTCCCCGAAATGAAAGCCGCTAAAAGCGGGGGGGGATCAGTCAGTAACCAATCAAAATGATACAGCCAAATGAAAGTGAAACTTTGCCGTACTTGCATATCATACAGCCCTGATGATGAAACACCGGGTTACGGTACTTGCGATCTGACGGACTGCCAGGTATGCGAGTACACGCAAGGTTGCATAGATTGGCGGTATCATAAAATTTGGAGGCCCTGACAATGGATAAGAAACAGCAGCTATACGGAGTTACGGCGATTAACCGATTATCGCACAAACGCGAAATCATTTCTAATGCAGCCGACTTTGAGACTACAGAACGGAAACGTAGGAACCTGTTAAAGACCAGGCCGGAGAAACGCCCGTACATCTATCCCCTAACGGTCAAATATCCCAGACAACTTAATTTATTTACAAAGCAGTTAGACGTATGAAATTCAGTATAAACAAGAACAGATTATTAGGTGTGTTGTTACACCTGAAAAACGCCGTACCATCCTGGAAAACGGCTAATGGTAGTGCAGCGGGTTACGTTTGGCGCAGTTTCATTTTTGAGGCTAAAAACGATAACCTGGTTATTCAGGCTACAGACAGCGAAATTTTAATGAAAGAAGAAATGAGCCTGTTAGAGCCTGTAGAGGAAAACAAGACTTTTGCCGTTGACGCGACACAGCTTATTAAAGCCATCAAGACGCTTGACGATCAGCCGTTAGACTTTGAGGTTTTGGAGTACCAGGTAATAGTACACCACGAAACGGGGCATTTCGCTTTACCACTTGCACAGGGTATAGAGTGCTATTTTGATGGTAAGGGTGTAGGCGTTGACTACAAAGAAGCAAAGTACCTGAATATTGAAGCCCCAGGGCTTAAATCTATCCTGGCACGTTGCGCCTATGCAATGGCCGACGATTATTTACGCCCCGTAATGAATGGTGTATATCTGGATATGAAGAAAGAGGGCACTAACTTTGTAGCATCCGACGGCCACAAGCTAATCAAGATCAGCAAGCCGACTATAAAGGCCGGAAATGACAGCACGGGTTTAGTGATCCCTAAGAAAGTGGTTAATATCTTACTAAAGGTTTTGCCAGATACGGATTTTGTGCAGATATGGTTTAATCCGTATGATCCTAATCTGGATAAAGAGGAATCAGAGAAACGGCCCGCGACAGCTTGCAAGATCGAGGTAAACGATATGAGTATAACGTTTAAACCCATAGAGGGCAGATACCCGAACTATGAAAGCGTAATACCCACCACGTATAACAGCACGCTTACGGTTGATCGAAAGGCACTAATCAAGTCCCTGGATCGTCTTAGCCTGTTTGCCAACAGCAGTAGCGGGTTAATTACTATTTACCTGGAACCTGACAAAATGCAAATGCAGTCAGAAGATAAGGATTTTGAGCAGTCAGCAGTTGATACGATACCCTGTAAGTATGATGGGGGTAAGTTACGCTTTGGCATGAAAGACCACAGCCTGTTACAGACTTTGCGTAATTTCAACGCCCCTGATGTAGTATTTAAGCTGATCGACCAAAGTAGGGCTATTATCATAGGCCCGACGATCCAACCAGAGAGCGAAGAGATAACGGCTTTACTAATGCCGATGTTAATTAATGACTAATCCCTGTATAGTATGAAAGTACCCGTACCAACTTTAGAAGATTTCCCGACAGACCGCGCTAATTGTGGTAATTGTACCAGGAAAGCCGGAGTTTGCCCACGAAGCAAGAATAACAAGCAACAGCATAACGGATTGCTTTACGGCTTTGGTAAGGAGGTAACGGGTATCATATACAGATGCCCTAATTATACAGGCCCATTTAAGAAATAACCATGAGTGATATAAGATTATTATACATTGATCTGTTTTGCGGAGCCGGGGGTACAAGCAGCGGTGTAGAGTATGCCCGCTTTAACGGTGAGAAATGCGCTAAAGTGATCGCGTGCGTTAACCATGATAAAAACGCGATACTTAGCCACGCTGCAAACCACCCGGACGTAATGCACTTTACCGAAGATATTAGGACGTTGGAACTATCCCCGCTTTCAGCGCATCTACAAAAGATGAAAGCAAAGCACCCTAACGCCCACGTCGTATTATGGGCAAGCCTGGAATGTACCAATTTCAGTAAGGCAAAGGGAGGCCAACCGAGAGACGCGGACAGCCGTACTTTGGCAGAACACCTATTTAGGTATATCGAAACGCTAAACCCTGACTACATACAGATTGAGAACGTAGAAGAGTTTATGAGTTGGGGAGACTTAGACAAAAACGGCAAACCTGTATCTATGAAGAAAGGTACAAGTTATATGCGATGGGTTAACAACGTGAAGTCATACGGTTATGATTATAGTTGGCGTTTGCTCAATGCAGCAGACTTTGGGGCCTATACGTCACGAAAACGTTTCTTTGGGCAATTCGCTAAAAAGGATTTGCCAATAGCATTTCCTACGCCCACGCACTCTAAGAACGGCGGCGTAGATATGTTTGGCAGCTTTGAGAAATGGAAACCCGTACGCGAGGTTTTAGACCTGGAAAACGAGGGCGAAAGTATCTTTGGCCGTAAAAAGCCACTTGTAGAAAAGACGTTGGATAGAATATACGCCGGATTGCTTAAATTCGTAGCAGGCGGTAAAGACGCTTTTCTGGTTAAATACAATTCATGTAATCAGCAAGGCAAATACCAGGCCCCAGGTATTGACGAACCATGCCCGACGGTTGCAACACAGAATCGTTTAGGCATAGCGAAAGTGCAGTTTCTATCCAAGCAGTTTAGCGGTGATCCAATGAGTAAGAACATAGGTATAGACGGCCCCGCAGGTGCATTAACAACAAAAGATCACCACGCTTTCATTACTGCATTTTACGGGAACGGATCAAACCACCCCGTAGATGAACCCGCGCCAACGATCACCACCAAAGACCGTTTCGGAATTGTTACAAGTCATTTCCTGGCAAACGAGTATAGCGGAGGCGGGCAATTATCAGACATAGAAAAACCAAGCCCCGCCGTACTGACAACGCCAAAGCAAAAGTTGGTATCGGCTGACAGGTTTTTATTGAATCCACAATACCAAAGTGCAGGTAGCGGATTAGATAAGCCATGCTTTACACTGATCGCGCGTATGGATAAAATGCCGCCGTATCTGGTATCTACCAAAGAGGGTATCGGCATCAAGATATATGATACTGACAGCCCGGCCACCGTAAGGATCAAAGAATTTATGGCCCTGTATGGTATCGTAGATGTAAAAATGCGTATGCTTAGTGTGGGTGAGTTAAAACGTATTATGGGATTTCCTGATAACTACGTTTTAGTTGGCACACAGGCAGAACAAAAGAAGTATATAGGTAACGCGGTTGAAGTCAATATGAGCCGTGTATTATGCCAGGCACTTTGCCAGGCACTTAGTGAGAAATTCGGTTAATACAATAAAAACGTATCATTATGGCAAAACAAGAATTTACAAAGACGATCCGGCAGACCATGACAGCGGGATTTCTAAAAATCCTGATTAACCGGCTTGCGGATGAAGAAAACCCGTTTGATATGAAAGTACGTAGAATTGATCGCGGAGTTTGGGAAGTTGACGTATTAACGACGGATCAGAGTTACGATTACTTTTGTAAACTAACGGGCGACCTGTTAAATGGTAAGAGCGTATGAAACTACAGCATGATTTCACGTTGGATATAGCGACAGCCCACAGCCGACTATCTAAGAAGTGGAAAAACAAAAAATGGCAGTGGAGCGAGTTAGTAGCCAGATGCAGCGAAACTAAGCGTACAGGCGAAAGCGTCAGCGAGTATATGAAAATGACCCGCGAGGAACAAAGCGACATCAAAGATGTTGGCGGTTTTGTAGGCGGTTATCTTTCAGGTGGTACGCGTAAGACGGCTAACGTTATGTGGCGCAGTGTGGCGACGCTTGATATTGACTACGGCACGCTAAATGTGTGGGATGATTTCACTATGCAGTTTGACTTTGCGGCCATGCTATACAGCACGCACAAGCATACAGCAGAGAAACCGCGTTATCGCCTGGTATTCCCATTGAGCCGTAACGTTAAGCCTAACGAGTATGAGCCGCTTTGCAGAAAGATAGCTGATGCCGTAGGTATTGACCTGTTCGATATTACGACGTATCAGTTACCGCGCCTGTTCTATTGGCCGTCAACGTCTAAGGATGGTGACTACGTATTTGAGTACCAGGACGGCCCCGCTTGCGACGTAGATAAGGTACTGAAAAGCTACGTTAACTATGCGGACGTATCAGAGTGGCCCGTATCAGCCAGAGAGGGCGACGTGATAGCCCACGAAATACGTAAGGCGGGTGATCCTTTGGAAAAGCCCGGATTGATAGGCGCGTTTTGCCGTGCATACACTATCGAGGACGCTATAGACAATTTCCTACAGGATGCCTACGAAAGAACGGGTACAGATGGACGCTATACCTACAAGTTAGGTAGTGTGGCCGGGGGCCTGGTATGCTATGAGGGTAAATTTGCCTACAGTCACCATGAGACAGACCCGGCAAGTAAGCAGCTTTGCAACGCTTTCGACCTTTGCCGTATTCACCTGTTTGGCGTACATGATGATGGAACCAGGCAAACGGATATTACCAAATTGCCGTCGTACCTGAAAATGCAGGATTTCGCGGCCAAAGATAAGAACGTACGCGTATTGCTCACTAAGGAGAGACGCGCCGACGTTGAGGCTGATTTTGAGGGTGTGGATTTCACGGATGCCGGGGATAGCGCAGCTACAGAAACCAATACGGATTGGATGGCCGATTTAGAGTACGACAGAAAGGGTGCTATCAAATCGACGCTGAAAAACATTATCTGTATTCTGGAAAACGACCCGATGTTAGCAGGGCACTTGTGGCACGATCTGTTTAGCGGCTTTGACCTGGTAAGAAACGGTTTACCCTGGGATCGTAAGGCGAATCAGTGGGGAAACCGTGACGATGCCAATTTACGCGTTTATCTGGAAGAGAACTACGGAGTAACGGGTAAGGATAAGATCAAGGATGCAAAGGACGCGGTATTTACCCGCCACAGAATACACCCGATACGCGAATACCTTAACGGCCTGGTGTGGGATGGTGTACCACGACTTGAAACTATGATGGTTGACTATCTGGGTGTAGAAGATACCAGGCTAAACCGCGCAATGACGCGTAAGCATTTCGTTGCAGCCGTAGCCCGCGTTATGCAGCCAGGTTGTAAGTATGACTATTGCCTGATCGTAACAGGTGCAGAGGGAATAGGTAAAAGTACCCTGTTTGCCGTTATGGGTGGTGAGTGGTTTAACGACAGCCTGGTAACGATGGAGGGTAAAAGCGGTATGGAACAGGCACGCGGTGGATGGGTTATAGAGTTGCCCGAATTGGGCAGTATCAAGCGATCCGACGTTGAGCAGGTAAAAGCCTATATCAGCCGTCAGGATGATACATACAGACCCGCTTACGGTACGGTTACGGAAAAGCACCCGCGCCAATGTATATTTTGTGGAACCACTAACGAAACATACTTTTTGAAGGGTGACACGGGAAACCGTCGTTTCTGGGTGATGGCTGCAAACACAGACCTACGTAAGCATGAGAACGTTAAAGCAGACCTGACAGCAGAACGCGATCAGCTTTGGGCCGAAGCCGTAGAGTATTGGCGAAGAGGTGAAAAGCTATACCTACCCGCAGACCTGGAAAGGGAGGCCAGAAAGAAGCAAGCCGATTATAACGACGAAGCCGACGACCCGATAAAAGATATGCTAATAGCATATCTTGACACTAAGTTACCGCCAGATTGGGCTACCTGGGACTTAGCAAGGCGTAAAGCCTGGTTTAAGAATCCCGACCCGTTGGACGCGGAGGCTACAGAAACCAGGGAGCGTTTTTGCGTCGCAGAGTTTCTTTGCGAGCGTCTGGGTAAGGACATGAGCGATAAGGACTATAAGTATATGGCGCGTAGGGTTGGGCGTATCATAGATGATTTGCCCGATTGGGAGCGTATCAGTACGACTAAGCACGCTATAGCCCTGTACGGAATCCAAAAGGGGTTTAGGAGAAAGGTAATTTTAGATGAAGATGATGCAGATATTTAAGTAGAAAAATGGTAAACCAAAGGTAAACCAAACGGGCCAAAAAGGTAAACCGAGTAAACCAAACTACATTTTTTAACAATTAGTGAGGTAAACCAAGTAAACCAAAGGTAAACCAAATAAAACCGTTTTAGTTTACCGCAAAACCCCGATAAACAAAGGGTTTGCAGCAATGGTAAACCAAGTAAACCAAAATTTTAGTAAAAATGTATAAGAATAAAAATACATATAAAAATAGTAGTAAACGGAGAACCAACGCGTACGCGTACGCGAGACTTCTAAACGTTATCGCACGAAATGTTACCCGCGTACGCGCGAGGAATTGGTTTACCGACTAAAAAAGTAGTGAATATGAAAAAGCAAGTAGAAAACATAGTTAGACATTCCGAGGTATCGGAAAAAGCCATAGAAGCGTATTTGGTTAGGCGTTGCAAAGAAAGTGGTTTGCTATGCCTGAAATATTCAAATGCCAATACGACGGGCTACCCTGACAGAGTGGTTTGTTTACCACATTGTAACGTAGTATGGGTAGAACTTAAAAGCAAAGGTAAGAAGCCCACGAAGCTACAGGAGATCAGACACCAGGAGTTACGGGAGTTGGGACACCAGGTATTTGTAATCGACAGCAAAGAGGGTGTAGATAAACTGATAAGCGATACCGACGTAATGAAAGAGTATCTTAATAGTATTCACGAATAAGAAGCAGAGCGTATGAAATTCAGACCTTACGAATATCAGCAGACAGCGATCAAGTGGATAATAGATAATCCACGTTGCGGCTTATTCCTGGATATGGGATTGGGTAAGACGGTTAGCACCCTGACAGCGATACAACAGCTTATGGATGATTGCGAGATTAGCCGTACCCTGGTAGTAGCCCCGAAGAAAGTAGCCGAAACTACCTGGACTACAGAGGCCCAAAAGTGGGATCATCTAAAGAGCCTGAAAGTAGCAAAGGTGATGGGCACAGAGAAGCAGCGTAAATTAGCCCTGGCAGAAAAGGCAGATGTTTACGTGATCGGACGCGACAGCTTTGTTTGGCTTGTAGGTATCTTTGGTGGTATGCTACCGTTTGACGTATTGGTTATAGACGAACTAACGAGTTTCAAGAGTTCAAAGAGTAATCGGTTTAAGGCTATGCGTATGGCTACGCCTACAGCCAAACGGGTTATCGGACTGACAGGAACCCCGGCACCAAACGGCCTGATTGATCTTTGGGCACAGATGTATTGTATTGATATGGGCGAGAGGTTAGGCAAATCGGTTACTAAGTATCGTGAAACCTATTTTGAAACCCACAAGTGGAATAATATAATAGTGCGTTGCAACGTTAAGAAAGGCTACGACGAAGTGATACGTAAGAAGATTGCAGATATATGTTTGTCGATGCAAGCTAAAGACTACCTGCAATTACCAGACCTGATTAACCACACTATCAAGGTGCAGTTATCTACGGCCACCATGCAAGCCTACACCAAGTTTGAACGTGAAAAGGTATTGCAGTTTCAGGACGAACACCAGGGAGAGACGGCAAACGTATTGGCACAGAGCGCAGCAGGTTTGATGAATAAGTTAAGTCAGTTTGCTAACGGCGCGATCTACGACGAAGATAGAAACGTACATAACGTACATGATGAAAAGTTAGACCGTCTGGCAGAGATCATAGAAGCGGCCAACGGTAACAGCGTTTTGGTATTCTATCAGTATAAGCACGACGCGGCCAGGATTGCCGAGAAGTTCAAAGGCTACCGCGTGAAAGTCTATGCAGACGAAAAGCAACTGATAGAGTGGAACGCCGGACAGGTTGATATACTATTGGCGCATCCGGCATCTACGGCCTTTGGCCTCAATATGCAAGATGGTGGGCACTACATAGTCTGGTTTGGTACAGGTTGGAACCTGGAACTATACCAACAGGCCAACGCCCGTTTGCACCGTCAGGGACAGCAGTACCCGGTACAGGTGTATAACCTGGTTTGCAGTGGAACCGTTGACGAAAGAGCCGTAACAGCTTTGGAGAATAAGAAAGGCGTACAGCAAGGTTTGTTAGATAGTCTTAACTACCTGATACGTAAGCATAGTGACTTAAAATAAAAAACAAATAGAGATATGGCAAAGGACAAAGAGTATAACAAGCTGATCCACAAAAACAAGTGGCTAAAGCTACGTAAGGCGAAGCTATCAAGTAACCCGATATGCGAGAGGTGTAAAGAGAAACCCGCCACAGAGGTACACCACATCAAGCCCGTTGAAGATGGCATAGGCATTGAACGATACAGGCTAATGTACGATCCACATAACCTGATGGCACTTTGCCACGATTGCCATACATTGACACATACGGAAATGGGACGTAGTGGCAAGGCCCATGCGAAAAGGAAAGCGAAAGAACAGCTAAAGGACTTTCGGGAAAAGTTTTTACTTTTACAAATTTTTGCACAAATGTTAATAGGGGCGGGCATTTTTTAACAGATGGGAGTAGGGGTTAAACCTCGCCCAAACCTCTCTTCATGCGAGAGTGATTTTTTAGGCTTGTGGGGGTTAAGGCCCTTTAACAATTCCCATATTTGCCGATTTTTGAATACTAAAGATATATACGATATGAATTACGACGATGCTTTTGATTTAAGTTCTTTCGGTAAGACGGACGTTAAGCCGGAGCCGGATAGCCAGGTAGTGCCAGACGATAACGACGGCCTGGTTAATGCAGCCGTAGCGAAACGGGCGCACAGACGTACTAAGGAATGTACCGAATTGTCCCAACGTTATGAGTACAGACGCGCATTTAGCGAAGTAAAGATGTTGGAAGCAATGCGGTATGTCAAGTTGGAAAACGGCGTTACCTACAATTTCATTACGGCGGGCGACGTTGACAGCCTAACGTATCTGAAAGTGGTACTTAATCAGCATGATTTAGACTATTGCCTGTTATCTACCTGGTGCATGGCGGCGGAGGATATTTTACAGGTGCAGCAGTGGTACGATGCAGGGCGCATTAAGAAACTTGATATGTATTTAGGCGAGATATTCCCAGGATCGTATAAAATCGAGTGGCAGATGGTTAAGAAATTCTATGCAGAACACCCGGAAGCCGGACGCGCCGCAGTATTCAAGAATCACAGCAAGATATATGCGGGCTGCAATGAGGCCGATAATTTCTATTTCGGTATTCAAACATCAGCCAATATAAATACGAATCCGCGAACCGAACAAGGCAGCATTATTGTAGATCGCGGTTTGTATGAGTTTTATAAGGAGTATTTCGACGGTATAAACAGCTTTGAAAAATGATACAGGACAAGGAGCAAAAGAAAAAGGAGATCGTAGCCGAGATCATAAGGCAGAAAGGCTTTAAGGGAGTGGCTTGTACTGCAATCGGTTTGAATCCCCGTACGTTCAGGCAATGGATGGCAGAGGACGCGGAATTTAGGCAGGCCGTTGATGATGCCGTAGATATTGCCAAAGAGTACAGGGACGAAGTAGCGGAAAAGGCTTTGTTTGATCTGGTAGAGGCAAAGGACACTACAGCAGTGATCTTTTATAACAAGACCCGTAACAAGCACAAGGGTTATACAGAAAGGATCATGCCGCAGCAACCCAAAGAAGAGCCGAAGCCGGAAACACCCGCTTTGTCAGGCCAGACAGCAGACGAAGAAACGACGAAACGTATTAAGGCAAAGATCAGCGGTAAAAAAGCCTACCTGGTTAAGTTGCTCAAAGAGCAGGGCAAATATACGGCTGAATTGTCGATACAGGCCACCGTCACAGCGCAGCTATTGGTACGTACTGAAATCCTGGCAGAAGAGATTTTGGCAGACGGCCACGATGCCATTAACGTAGAAGTTTCCAGGGAGGGTAACGAGCGTAAGAGTATCAGCCCAAAGGAAAAGCTATATTTGGACTTTGTAGAGAAGAGCCAGAGGGCGTTAAGGGCTTTGGGCATGAATACCGATAGTAAAGACCGTAAGACAGACGGCGACGATTTTAAAAAGTTCATGGAGGAATTTAACGACGATAGCAACGATTAAAAATATAGCAAAATGGAATTAGAGAAAATCAAAATGTATTCAATCCGGGCGCATGAGATAGCAACGGCGCACGGTTTCCACGATGAGAAGAAAAGCGATGCCCATTGGCTTTGCCTGGTTGTCAGCGAGGTTATGGAAGCGGTAGAGGCAGACCGTAAGGATTACAGGGCCGATATGATAGGCTTTATACAAAATACCTGGTTGCATCCAGACTTTGCAGAGCGTTACGAAGCCTACATAAAGGGCAGCGTTGAAGAGGAATTGGCAGACGCGGTAATACGTATCTTTGATCTGATCGGTGAGAAGTACCCCGATATGCGGTTAGGTGATGGTTTTTGGCCGAAGCCGGAACCCGGCAAGCTGTTTACTGAAAAAGCCTACGATCTGATATACGGTATATTAGGCCCTGACAGAATACAGCTAATAGATAGTATCAGCTATATTGAGGAATGGGCCAGACAAATAGGCTTTGATATTGAGTGGCATATTAAACGTAAGATGGAATTTAACGCGCAGCGTCAGAGACTACACGGCAAAAAGTATTAAGCTATGACCCAGGAAGAAAGGAGAAACGAAAGAGACTATAAGCAGCAGGTAGCAGCGGAACTACAGGCAAACTTAGACGGTTATTTGGCTGATTACGCGTACGCACTTGAAGATACCGACAAACGGTTACGTCAGTACGTAATAGACGTAATCAGCAACCCGGACGATCATAACCTGTATGAGCTTTTGAAGATACGTAGGTATTTCCAGATGCTCGACAGGTGGGAGTGGAAAGCAAAGCGGGTGCAGAAGAAAATACGTTTGTATGAGAAACTAAGGTTTAGCGGTACGACGGGACGGCAGCGTTACAAGTTGACCCCGGTACAGGTATTCCAATTCGCTAACATATTTGGCTTTGCCCGGCCTGATGGCCGTAGGCTGATCCGTATAGTGTATATCTTTGTCCCCCGTAAGTTTAGTAAGACCACCTTTGCAGCGTTTTTGGCCGTTGACGATATGCTGTTTGGCGATTACAACGCAGAGGCTTACGTAGGGGCCAACTCTTACGACCAGGCCAAGAAATGCTTTAATGAGATACGTTTAATAATGTTTGACTTAGACCCGAAACAAAAGCATTTCAGGATTAACCGCGAAATGGTGGCTTTCAAGGATCGGGGCCGCGAGAGCCTGGCACAATGCCTAACGGCCAATGCCCAGACCAAAGACGGTTTGTTTGCATCCCTGGCAATACTTGACGAATACGCCCAGGCACGCAACACGGCCAACAAGAACGGTGCAGACCTAAAGAATGTGCTTACTACGTCTATGGGGCCGCGTAAGAATCCGCTAACGGTGATTATCACTACGGCAAGCGACGTGATAGACGGGCCGTGCTATCAGGAGTTAGAGGGTGTGAAAAAGGTATTACGCGGTGAGGCTGAAAACGACGTTATGTTTGCCGATCTGTTTTTACCCGATGCCGACGATGAAGAGGGCGACCCAAGAACCTGGCGAAAGGTGCAGCCCCATTTGGGCATTACGGTACAGCCGGACTACTACGAAATCGAGTGGCAGAACGCGCAGCTATCAGCCGAAAATATGTTGGCGTTTCGCACTAAGCTGTTGAACATCTTTACGGTCAATGAGATAAAGACCTGGTTTGGCTATCAAGATGCAAAGGCACTTACGGGTAACTTTGATATTGACGGCGTTAAGGGCCGTCCAGATTGCGCGGTAGCTTTCGACCTATCGGTGCATGATGATTTCAGCGCGGTAGCCTACACGATCTATGTACGCGAAAGCAAACGTTTCTACAGCCACGTAGATTACTATTTCCCGGTAGGTGCTTTGAAAGGGCACCCCAACGAAAGGCTTTACCGATTGTGGCATGAGCAGGGGCACTTGAAATTCTGTAAGGGCCGTAAGATAGACGTAAGGCAGATAGCCAACGATATACAGGCACGATCTAAGGTGCTTAACATAATACGTATCGGCTACGACGGCTATAAGGCCCAGGATTTGGTTAACATACTACGCGCTATGGGTGGTGATAAGCAGCTGCAATCATACAGCCAGACTTACGGCAATTTCAATTTGCCCGTAGAATCGTTTGAAATGTTGGCGTATGATGATCCACCACGTATAACGTTGAACGATAACCCTATTAACGTCTATTGCCTGACAAATTGCGTATTAGATGAAGATAACCTGGAGAATAAGAAGCCGTTGAAGATTTCCCAATATCGTAAGATAGACGGTGTGATAGTCGTACTTATGACTTTGGGCCAACTCTATACCTTTGAACGGTAACGGGGCAGCGTTTCACAACGCCGTCCCGTCTGCATGGAATGAAAAAGGACAGACCATTAGTCACCGTCCCCAGGAATGGTAGAGGCGTTGGAGCCGCCGCTTTGGTATGGGCCGTATTCGTCACCGGTGTTAGTCGGCTTGCCGTCAGTGTCGGCGGTCTCGCCGTCAGGCTCGTAGTAGTTGCCGTCACCGATGTACTTGTCAGCCTCCTTGAACCTTGCATCGGCGAAGAGGTTGCGGGCACGGAACCGCTTGCCCAGGAAGAGGTTTACGTTTACGCCCTTGATGCTGTCTGCCGTGAATTTGTCGGCTGTCAGTTCGCCGTTTGTCTTTACGCCAAGTGCGAAGATGCCGAGTTCGTCGATACGTACGGCCTTGCCCTCCAGCAGCAGTTCACGCAGGCAGGTTTCCATTTCGATGAGCACGCCGCGTATTGTGGCCTCGCTGAATACGCAGTGATGGTTTGCCATGTGCTCGATGAACTCGTCGAACTCAAGCAGTTCGTGTACAAGCCGTCCGTACCACTTGCCGTAGGCACT